GGCTAGCGCGGCTTCTCGGTATTGCTGGGCGGTCCCGTAGTTGTCGACGACGGTGTCGGCGACGGCAGAGAGCGCAACGCCGGAAGGGGCGTCGAGAACGAGGCCGGCAGGTCGGGGAACCTGGGGCACGCCAGCAGCGGCTTGGTCGTGCAGGCTGACAAAGCCAGCAGACACGTCGCAGCGGCGATCAGCTTCAACGGTGACATAGACGGGAACCTCCTCTTTCAGGACCTTGGTGACGGCGCGGATTTCGGCTTGGCGCTGGGCCGCCTGGTGGTCGGTCGCGGCGGTGATCGATCGGCCGCCGGCCTCGACCCTAGCGATGGCCGGCTGAGCGTTGCGCAGGAGCTCCGCTTCGGCCGCTTTCTCGCGATCGACACCGACCGCGATCCAGTGCGCGCGGGCCAGCAGCCCGCCGCCAACGATCACGACGACGGCCGCCACGCCGCCCAGAATGCGCCGGCCCGCCGTCGACCGCGCGAAATCCGCCAGGGCGCCGAGGGCGGCGGACGCTGCGGCGATCATGCGATCACCACCAGGTCGCGGTCGCCGCTCTTCCAGATCAGTTCCCGCACCGCGCGCGGCAGGATGATGCAGCCATGCGAGGCGCTGCCGGGATTGGCGACGGAATCGCCGTGGATGCGGAAGGCCGAGCGCCCGAGGGCGGCATGGTCGACCGGCTCCAGCTTCAGGGCGTAGGGTCCGACATTGGCGCTGTCATAGCGCTCGGCGATCGTCCAGCGGCCGGCCGGGATCGGGCCGACCCCGACCGCCGCCTGCATCGACGGATTGTTCTTGCCGCGCCCGAAGCCGGAATAGCCTCGGGACACGACCTTGCCCGCGCGCGAAATCTCGCCCGCGCTCTGGTCCCATTGCCAGGTCATGGTGTTCTCCGATGTCGGGAATGCGAACCAGGTTCGCGCGGGTCAGGTGTTGGAGCGGGTCGCGGCGTGGGCGATGTCGAGAGCCTTGCCCGTCTGCTCGCGCGCCTCGGCCGTGGCCTTGCTGGAGGTGTAGAGGAACCCGAGCACGCCGTTGAGGAAGCCGGTCACGACGACGGCGCTGGCCAGCGTCTTGAAGAACTCGGACGGCTCCGCGCCATTGAGGGGCCGGGCGAGCCACAGGACCCACCCGCTCATGGCGTACATGCCCATGGCCATCCAGCCACGCTGGTCGGGCCAGCCGGGGCCTTTGACCTTGCTGACGTCGATCCTGATCACGGGAGGTCCTTTCTCGGTCGCCGACGACGGCGCACCGGCTTTTCATGGGTGGGCATAAGCACCGTCGCCTTGCCGCCTGACAGTTCGATCAGGCCGGTGGCCTTGGCGCTGGCGTGGATGGGGACGCCGAGCCGTCGCAGCTCGGATTCCAGGGAGTGGTAGCGCTGGTCGGCTTGGCGGTTTTCGCCGAGACAGTCCTCGTGAGCGCGCTTCAGGGCCTCGATCACGCCGTCCTGTTCTCGAATCTTGGTGTCCTACTCATCGACCTTGGCCTCGAGCGCCGCCACCTTCTCTTCAAGGTGGGTGCGATCAGCCTGAAGGATGCGGATAAAGCCCTCGGCCTGGGTGTTGAGGGCCGCCGCGAACGCGGCCTGTGACGCGGCGATGCTGGCGGGGGCCTTGGCCCGCGTGCGTTCGTTGAGCCAGTCGAACAGCGACTTCAGCCCGACGCCCAGCACGGCGCTGCCGGCCGATACGAGGCCGACCACGATAGCCTCCCCCATGGGCGGCCTCCCCTATGAAGGATGGCCGGGCGCGGCAAAGGCCGCGCCCGGTACGGTTTAAGCCGCCAACACCGTCACCGAACGGTCATTATCATTCGCCGCCAGCGGCCCAAGCCGCGCCCAGGACGCCCGCAACGCCGAGGCGATGCGCCGGGCGATCACTTCCTGGCCGGCCACGGTCGGGTGCGTGCCGTCCGTGCCGACCAGTCGGTCGCTGTTGCCGGATGCGTTCGTCGCCCCGACATAGCCCGTGCCCCAGAACCACGAGGCCGAACTGCTGGCCACCGGCGACACGGGGATAAAGTCGCTGTTGGGATCGCCCCAGGCGTTGAAGGCGGCCTGAATGCCTTGCTCGATCGACACCGTCGAAGACCCGGGCCCGCGCGCGCCGGCCCAGGACCCGAGCACTACAATGCGGGCGTTGGGGAACATCGTTCGGATCATCGGCAGGACGATCGCCACTTCGGCCTGCACCGCCGAGCCGCCGAACGACAGATCGTTATAGCCATTGCCGATGACCACGACACCGACGTCGGCCGGGACCAGGTCGGAATTGAGCGTCATGATGCTCGCCAATTGAGTGCGCAGCGTCGAGCGCAGGCCGCCGTTGTCGGACAAGTAGCCGGTCGAGCCGACGTTGAACTGGCGGACCTCGTCCCAGCCCATCATGCGGCCGGTCAGCTTCGGCCACGCCTGGGTCGCCCCGGCCGGCGAGATACCCTGCCCCTCGCCATAGGAGTCGCCGAACGTGACCGCCGTAACGCCGGGCGTGGCCGGGGGCCAGATCGAGGCCAGCGGCATCACATAGGCGGCGACAAACTCGTCAGCGCCGCCGGCATGCAGCTCGATGCGGCGCGGCTTGTAGACGCCCGCGAAGTCCAGCGTGATATAGTTGGCGCTGCTGTTGGCCGCGTAGTTGGTGATCGACTTGGTGACATACCGGCCATCGACCACTACGCGAAAGCCGCGCGCCGTGTTGCCGCCCATCCGGATCTGGATCAGCGGGCTGTCCGACCAGAACTTCATCTCCCAGCCATTGGCGTTGTAACTGGGCGTCGCCGGCAGGGTGGACGACAGGTTGCCGTTGGCCGGGGCCAGCGACGCCACCGGCATCTGGATGCGCACGCTGTTGTCCAGCGTCGGCTTGCCGCCGGTCCAGCCGAACTGCTGATAGTCAGTTCCAGCCACGTAGGACTTGGTCAGGCTGGCGTCGAGCGTGCCCGCCACCGACATCGTGACACCCGTCGCGACGTCGGCGTCTTCAGGGTTGAAGGCCGCAGCGCGGTTCATCGCCACCCGCAGCTTTTCGTTCAGCGTGGTGCGGTTGACCCCGGACAGGCTGGCGGCCCCCAGGCCGCGAGCGACGGGATCGACCTGGGCGAGCCCCGGCGAAGCCAGGGCCAGGGCCAGGATGGGGGCGAGGGCCCAACGGATAAGGCGAGCGATCATTGCGACACCCGATAGCTAACCGTGCCCGAGGTGTAGGCCGTGCAGTTGATGCGGTAGGGAATGCCGAACTCCGGTTCGACGACGATTTCGCTGGCCGGGGTCGACCATTTGTAGAGCTGTACGACCGACCCCGAGGCGCTGACCGTTAGCAGCTGCCAGACGCTGTTGATCTGCCGTTCCAGCTGGCAGGTGGCGACGAAGGTCCCCTGCACCGAAACGTTGAACGGCCGCCCCGCCAACGGCGTGAAGGACGCACTCTGGCCCGTGGCGGTGAACGTGCTGCTGACCGGAGTCACGCCGCTGGCGGCATAGCCCGGCGTGGTGATGCCCGCGCACAGCTTCTGCAGAATCTCGAACTGGGCGTTCGCCGTGGTTCCCAACGTATTCGGCGTGGTCACGGTCGAGCAATCGGCGGCGAAGGCCGGCGCGGCGAACGCGCAGGCCAAGAGCGCGAGCAGCCCAAAGGCCGCCCGCGTGAGCGGGGTCTTCATGTCAGGTCTCCAGGGTGAAGAGGGGTGGGAGGCGAACCGCGTTCGCCTCGGCGTGGCCTAGGCGGCGACAGTCCCGCCGATCACCCACGCGGCCGAGGCCCCGTCAGCGTTGGCGACACATTCGAGGTAGCAGGTGGTCCCCGCGCCCCCGGTGCGGGTGAAGGGCGGCGCGGACACGAAGTCGGCCGGGGAGACCACGGTGGACACGGCGCCGTTGATGAACTGCCAAGCGCCAGCGCCCAGGTTCTCGAAATAGATCCTGTCGCCGGGCTTGGCGGTGGCGTGCGGCGTGATGGTCTTGGCCGTGCCGCTGTTGAGCAGCTGAAGCCCGCCAACCTGACCGCTGCCGGTTGTGTAACTGCCCGTCCGCACCGTCGCGAGGCGGAAGGGCCACGACCAGGTGCGCGAGATCACCGCCATGGCGCCGTTGGATCGGAACTGAAGAACGGCGGTGTTGTTCGGCGGAATGGTCAGGCCGTTCAGGGCCACCGGCCCGACCGCAGAATTGATGATCACCACCTCGGCCCCGCGCGGCAGGCGGGTGTAGTCGAGATCGGTCAAGGTCACGCCAGCGTAGATGGTCGACGAGGTGATCCGGAACACGAGTCGCCGGTCAAGGCGCTTGCAGGTCAACAGGTCGACGGTGGCGGTCGGCCCGGTCTCGATATAGTCGGAACGGATCGTCACCCCAGCGATGCGCTTGACCAGGCTCCAGCCCAGGTTCGGCCAGCGGGGAGTGTAGATGCCTGCCGGGTTGAGAGTGGACGCGCCGAAGATCTCAACGTCGGCCTCGACATAGGTGTCGGGAAACTCATGGGCATTGGTGAACGGGGTGTCAGCGCCGTCCACCCCGCCGTTCCAGATTTGGGCGACCTTGGTCGATCCGGCCTTGATCCGCACGCCCCGGCCGGGATCGAAGCGGATCAGGCTGTCATCATAGTTCTGCTGACGGAAGATGCTGATCCCAGTCGGCGCGCCGCCCGGTACCACCTTGCTGACGTCGATGTTCGGGCCATGGCCGGTGATCTGGGCGCGGGCGAAATCGACGACCCGTTGGCTGTCGATCGTGCTTTCGACGGCCAGATCGACCCCCTCGCCGATCTCCAGATAGGCGGTCTTGAAAGCGCAGTTGAACGTCGCGCCGGTCCCGGCGCCGCCAGTCACGGCCGCCGGGTTGGCCGGCAGGGTGTTGTAGAAGCCGGGATCGTCAACGCGCACCGAAGTGATCGCCCCGGACCCGTCGACGGTGCGCACCAGCAGCTGGGCCGCCGAGACATAATCGCCACCAACCAGCGTGATGAGGTCGTTGACCGAATAACCCGCGCCACGATCCACAATGACGGCGCTCGCGGTCGGCCGCAGCAGCAGGGCTGAGGCCGAGGTGGTGTCGGGGTGAAGGTGGAAGCTGGAATGTTCGACCTTGACGCGGGTGTCCTGCGGCTCGGTCGACGTCCCGCCGGTGATCGCCAGGCCGTAGAGCCGGGCGTTGCGACTGCGGTGGCCGCTGACATGACCGCCCTCGATCGTGCTCATCGTCAAACCGGAGCGGCAGTTATCGTCGCTGTTGCCGAACATCCGTACATGCCGGCCGCGCATGGCGTAGGCCGCGCCGCCCGACGCCGCCCCCTGATAGAAGTTGGCCGCGTGGTTGCCGATGAACAGCGCCCCGATGACCTCGTCGTGGGTGCTGTAGCCGTTCTGGCAGGCGACGGCCGTGCAGTTGGCCACGACCATGTCGCGGGTCGGGCCGTACTTCCAGATCGCCGCGTCGCCGGCCAGACAGCTGGTCGTCGCCGTGTCGACCGGATGGCGCAACCAGCTGAATTGCGAGTTGGCCAGGACCGGGCCCTCGCAGCTGGCGAAGACCACGCCGTACCCGAATTGCCCTGCCCCCGGAATGTTCTGGTGGCCATGCAGATCGAGGTCATAGCCCATCGGCTGAAAGCAGCCCGCGAACTCGATGCCGGTCGCCAGTGCCCGCTTGGATCGGTCGGTAAAGACGCGCGGGCCGACCATGCCCATGAGGCGGATGGCGCGGGAGAACGTCAGTCCCGTGCCGATCAGGGCGGGGTCAGCGTCCAAGGTGTAGCCGACGATCGACAAGGCGCTGTCGGGGATCAAGGCCACGCGGACGGTGTCGGTATAGGTCCCGCGCAAGGGCGCGGTCAGGGTGATCTTGGTCGTGTCGGCCGCGTTCGACAGCGCGACGATCGCGAACTCACCCTCCCGCCGATCCCCGGCGCTGTCGCTCTTGGAGCCAGGGATGATGTCGTTGGCCACCACCTTGACGCGGTCGCCCGGCGAGACCGCGTGCGCCACCGCCAGCGTCAGGACGTCGACCGTGTTGCTGGTGACGATGGCCGGGTCTTGCGACAGGTTCACGCCCGTCTGGCGGGTGATCGCCGAGACGGCCGACACCCACACCGGCGGCGACTCGCATTGCAGGATCGGCGTGCGATCCGTCGCCTTCAGGACCGAGCCCGGCAGGCCACGCAGCAGCTTGCGGACGTTGGGCGGCAGCGTGCCGCTCCAGTGCGGCGACCATTCGCCCAGGTCGGTTTCGATCACCGCCACGTCGTCGTCGGCCATCAGGGCGTCCAGGGTCGCGCGGTGGCCCGCCTGGGTATCGGGATAGCCGTGCTTGAGCCGATAGCGCGTGAAGTTGACCACGCCCTGCACCGCCCCGGCCGCCAGATCGGCGATGGCCGCCGGGCAGAGCACGAGGACGCCGTTGCCTTGGCCGTCGCTCAGATAATACCGGCCATCGCCCTCGGGGCCGCCGCCGACAACGCCCGCCATCCAGGCGCGGAAGTTGCTGGTCGCCGTGGCGTAGTTGCCCCAATGCAGGCTCTGCACCTGCATCAGCTGGGGAAGCGACAGCGCCGCCAAGGCCGCCAGCGGCTGGACGAAGGTCAGAACCTTGATCGACGGCGCGGCGCCATAGGTCTGCACCAGCAGGCGGAAGTAGCGATACCGCGTCTCGTTGAAGTCCGAGTACAGCGGCACGATCTGCTGGCCGACGATGGTCGGCGAGAAGGTCGCCAGGGTCTGCACCGCGCCGCTGAAGTCGGCGGTGTTCGAGCCCTGCACGCTCAGCGCATAGACCTCGTCGCCGCCCGCCGTGGCCAGGGCCTGGACGTCGAACGCGACTAGGCCGTCCCAGCGCGTGAGACCGGCCAGGCTGTCCCAGACGCGCAGCACGCCGTCGACATGGCCATAGGCCGTGCCGCCGCCAGCCGGCGCGTAGGTGGTCGTGCCGTCGTCCAGAAAGAACGACGGATCAGGTACGGAAATGGTCATCAGGTCAGCCCAGGAAGCTCGGAACTGGCGGCGGCGTCGGGTTCAGCGGGTCGGGTTCGGTCGCCGGCCAGTCGAGCAGGGCCTGGCGATAGGCGGCCAGGCCGGCGCGATCGGCCTCCGACAGGGCGGACCAGCGAATGGGGTTGATGCTGTCGACCTCGCGCAGCAGGGGCCCGCGCTGGATTCTCAGCCGCGCCAGCGCCTCGGTCAGGCGATCGTCGGCCACGGCGGCGGCGGCGCGGGCCACGACCTGGCGGCCGACCACTTCATGGGTGACGTCCCAATCGTTGCGGCGCTGATCGACCACCAGATAGGGTTTTCCCCACGCGTCGATCACCGCTTGCGGGGCCTCGACACAGCAGACGATCGGGCCGCTGTCCGGATCGTCGGGCAGCGGCTCATAGAAGACCACGATCATTTCATGATCCCCTGGATGTTGAGGGTCCTGCTGCCGACGAAGACGCTGCTGTGCGAATTCAGCGTCACCTCGACCAGATAGGTCCCGGCGGCGCGATAGGCCGAGCCGCCCAAGGCCATGCTGTCGGCGGCGTTGGCGGCCGTGCCCAGGGTGAAGACCTGATCACCGTCAATGAACAGCTTCGCGGTCCAGGTCTTGTCGCCAGACGGGAAGCCGGGGGCCAGGAAGTTGGTGGCGTAGATCGTGCCCGGATAAGGCAGGGTCACCGATCCGGAAATCATGACCTTGTCGGTTCCGTCGCAATAGACCGCGGACGAGGCGGTCACGACCACGGGCACGATGACCGAGTTGTCCGCGTATTTCGGTGTCGTCAGCGTGCCGGTGATCGTCAGGTCGCCGTCGATCGCCACGTCGGTCGAGACGGTCCACTTTCCCAAGGCGTTCGAATAGGACAGCACCACCAGCGGCCCGCCGACCCCGTCCGGATCGATGAACCGGACGTTCGGCGAGACCAGATCGAGATAGGCGGTGTTGCCGCGAATCCCGAGGTCGAGGCCGACCACCTGATCTCCGCTGTTGACCGCGAACGCGATCCGCCCGGCCTGCCCGTCGATCGCCTCCATGATCTGACTGACCGTGATGGTCCCATCGCCCAGGGTGCTGGTGACGATGCTGGCCAGCGTGCCGATCGTGTGGTCGCTGTCGGCGATGGCGGTAGCGGCGTTGAGGATCATGCTCAAGCCGCCCGGCGCGACGGCCGCCAGCAGCGCCATGCGCTGAATAGCGGTCGCCGCCTTGGCGATGGCGTCCAGCGCGACCAGCTTGGTGGACGTGCCGTCGCCGTCGTAGTTCAGCGCTTCTTGGTACGAGACGAAATTCTGCAGGATCAGGATTTGGCGAGCCAACTCCTGAAAGTTGGCGGCCAGATCGTCGACCACTTCTTGGGCCGGCTTACCCGCCACCGACCCAGCATCGACCCCGCCCACCACGATCTCGCCGAGGTCGGTGTTGGCGTCGGGGTTCTCGACACCCTTGGCCGTGATGTAGCGGATTCGGACCTGATACCGCGCGCCGGCCTCGACGCCGTCGACCACCAGAGTCGTCGCCGAGGCCGGGAATGACTTGGACTTCCACTCGCCCACGGGCTCGGGCAGCACCCGGCGATAGTCGACGACGATCGTCACAGCGTCGTAAAGGTCGGCCTCGCCGTGCAGCACGATGGCCGGTAGCGAACCGCCAGGCCCCGCCACCTGACCGTCGATGATCGCGAAGGCGTCGCCAGCCGGCAGCGGCACGATGCTCGCGTCAATGCCGGTCAGGGCCGGGGTGTCGGGCGGAGTCGCGGTCTGGCCCAGCGCGAAGGCGTGTTTGCCGTCCGTTTCCGTGCGGCAGATGAAGGTGACTTTCATCGTCGCCGGGTCGCGCTTGCGCTGCATGATCAGCAGCTTCTGACCGTTCAGCCCCCACTCGGGTTCATTGGCCGTGATGCAGTCGCCGGGCCGCAGCCACATGGTCCACGGCTTGGCCGGGATCACGATCGGCGTCAGCTCGCGGCTATCTTCGATCCGGTAGCGGGCCAGCTGCGCCATCTGCACCGGGCTTTGCACCAGGGGCAGGGACATCTCGGTCGACCGCACGCCCTTGTCGGGGGCCAGGTACGCGGCGACCTGCACCGGAGTGTCGAACGGGACCACGGTCCAGTTCTGGGTTTCCTCGGTGTAGGACGGCCAGATGGTGTTGAGGCGGTCCTCGATCGCCACGGCGCCCGCCACGCTGACGTCGCCGATCGCGTCGGCCTTGGTCAGGGTGGCCAGGCTCACCTTGGGCGCGTTGACCATGCAGGCCAGCTTGTGGCCCAGCAGGATCGGCTCGCCGCCGCCCGCTTCCAGGAATTGCTTCAGCACCTCCCACTTGTCGTCGGTGCTCTTGACCACGCCGCCCAGGGTCCAGGCGTTGGCCTGGGCGACGTTCGCGCCCTCGACGAAGCTGGCCACGTCGATCACCGACAACGGCGCGCCCAGGCCATGGGTCTTGACCAGCGGCATGGCCGGATAGGCCGGGTCCCCCGTCCAGCGGCCCAGCGCCCACATCAGGCCATGCAGGTAGGGATTGGCCGACCATTCCCAGGTCGCCATCGCCGCCAGATAGGCCGCCTTGTCGGACGGCTCCGCGTAGCGGTGCGGCCCGGCGCCGCCGGGATAGGTGCTGTCCTTGCGAGGGTCATAGACCTTGACCCAGCTGCCGACCATCTTGGGCGCCGGCACGCCGCCGGCATAGCGGGTGGTGTCCCACTCCAGCCCCCACAGGCTGGCGGCGTAGCCCGACAAGCGGTGATCAGCCGACCACTCGGCAGGCATGCCGCCATGGTCGGCCGGGGTGTCCTTCGAACCCGTGGCGGTCCAGTGCAGGTACGGCGAGTTGGCCGTCCCCAGCTGGGTCTTCAGCCACATCCGGTTCAGATAATAGCCGCTCGCGCCCTCGCCGCCGTCCGCCGTGAACGGTGTCAGCACGTCGTTGGCGTAAAACCCCTCCAGCGCCTGCATGGGGCCGCCGGCGCCGTAGACGGTCACATAGTTGCGGTACTTGTTGCCGCTGTTCGCCGGGGCGGAGCGCATGAACACCTGGTTGCCGGCGGTGGCGCAGCGCCCGACCGGATAGGGGATGCCGTCGCGCGGATTGGCGCTCCACTTGGTTTCCTGGCCGGCCGACGTGACCTTCTGCTTGGGCGTGGCGGCGTCGACGATCAGCGCTGTATCCATGGCGATAGCGGCGCGGATCAAGTTCGGGTCGAGCGTGACGACAGCCGCCACCGTCACGACGACGGCGGCGATCAGCTTGGCGGCTTTGGACACTAGATCGCCCTCCAAGCCTGTTCGAAGGCGGTCGGCTTCAGCAGCTCGGCGCGGTCACTGTCTTCGAGGAAACCCAGGTAGCGGCCATCGCCCACATAGATCACCGGCGCCGACAGCAGATCGTTGCTCTGCAGGGTCAGGACATCGCCCACCAGGGCTTCGGCCGGCGCGATGCGCAGCAAGCCCAGGCTGTCGAGATAGGCTTCCAGGCTGTCGCAACCGCGTTGCTTCAACCACTTCAGCGCGCCGGCATAGGTGGAATAGGCGCCGATCTTCGGGACCTCGACCTTGCGGCCCATCTTGCGCAGGTGCAGGCCCAGCATCCGCCCGCAATCGACGGTCGACAGCTTGTAGGTCTTGCCCAGGAAGCGGTCGAGGGTGGCCTGGGTCGCGCGCACGCGACGAACGGCGTTCGCCTCGGTCATCGCAAATTCTCCGGCAGGCGGGTGCTGACCGGCGGCGCATAGGTCACGGCCGACTTCGGTGCGTCCGAGCCCCACACGTCGATCATCTCGATGCTGTTGATGTGCTGCAGGCCGCGCTCATCGGGCCAGGCCTGGCGGTGGAAGCCGTCGTTCAGCCGCGCGCCCTCGTCAGGTTCCAGGAACTTGCTCAGCGCCGAATTGATGGTCAGCGGCAGCACCCGCGTGCCCTTGCCGACGTTCTGGGTCGGCACGTTGCTGTCGCCGTCGTACCACTGGTCGACGGCCGTCACCTGGCCGGTCGCGCGGTTGACGCTGCCCACCCAGATTCGAACGCGCGAGCGCTGGGCGGCGGGGGCCGAGAACGCGGCCAAGGCGGCGTTGGTCTTCGGGAACAAGTTCAGCGAGACGGTCGGAGCCTCGGTCGCCACGCCGTCGACGATCTCGGTGACGCCGCCCATAACGCCGTAGGTGGCGTTGCGGCCGGTGAAGGTGGCGGCCTCGCCGTCGACCATAAAGGTGACGAAGCCGGCGCCGTCCGTCAGCGTGCGCAGCGGACCGTCCGGAAGATCGATCTGCGTGGCGCAGAACATCACGACCGACGCCCTTTGCAGGTCGTCGGCCAAAGCCGTTGGCAATGGCATGGGGTCTACTCGATTTCTCGAACGGTGAAGGAAAGGCCGACATGGGCCGCCACGTCGATCGACCAGGGCAGGCCGTCGCCTTGGACGAAGCCCTCGATCATCGGCACGGCCAGTTCGACCACGGCGTTGTCGCTGGGCGAGACGCGCAGCATGGGCTCAAGGGGAAGCACCGCCTCACCCCCTGCATTCGCTGCCGTATCACCAGCGATCAGGTGAACGTACCGCCTGCCGGCGACGATGATCGAAAGCGGCCAGCCTTCCTTCAACGCCTTGTTGGCCGGCAATCCATCCAGCGCCAGCAGGGTTCCGGCTTGGCCGGCGCCGTTGACACGCGGCGCCCCCTCGGCGCCAACGACGATGCCGGCGTTCGGAAACGGCATCAGCAGCGACGACTTCTTGGCTTGAGCCAGGCGCGAGATGAAAACCCGCGCCACCTCGGCTTCCATGGGCGGCATCTGCACCGCCACTTCAAACCTATCGCCAAGGCGGCCGACATATTGGCTCGGCCCACCCAGGCCCGGCTCCAGCACCGCACCGAAGTCCAGCAGGGTCGGAGTCGCCGAAGCCCAGCTGGGCGTGTCAGGAAGGGTGATAGCCATCAGCGGCGACCCGAGCCCAGGGTGGTGCGACGACGCGTGGCCATGTTGGTCTCCGCCAAGGTGGCCCCGCCCTCGGCGGCAGCAAGGCTGTATTGCTCGACCATCGGCTGGGCCGCGCTCTGCACCGCCACGTCGAAATAGCGCGAGGGGCTGACCGAGAGTTGGACCTTGGCCTGGCCCGAACCCAGGCCGCTCAGCGCATGGGCGGGGGTGATCTGCGAACCGCGCGGCACGTTCAACAGCTCGGCGCCGCGCTCGCCCACCAAGGTCAGACCGCCGCGCCAGTTGGTGGTGCCATTGGCGTTCTGTCCGATGCCGAACACGCTGGCGGCGGCCGACGCGATGGACGACAGCCAACCGCCTTTGCCGCTGCTGCCGGCGTCGGCCAGGATGTTCGACAGGGCCTTGCTGATACCGTCGACAAAGCTGCGTTCGAACTGTGCAGCCAGCCATTGCATCAGGCCCTTGCCACCGCCGTGAATGGCGGCGTACAGGCCATCGCCCAGGGCGTAGCGGAAGCCCTCGCGCAATTGGTCCTTGGCCCGCGTCAGCGCGTCCAGGTGGCCAGCCAGGCCGCCATCGGACACCGACTCAGTGACCCCGGCCTTGATCTCCTTCAACGGCAGCAGGTCCTCGACGCTGACCGTCTTGTCGTTCAGCTCGCTCGTCCAGTCGTCGGTGCCCCACATCTCCTCTGGACTCGGGCCAGCAACGCGGCCCTCGGCGCGGGCGCGGGCGGCGGCGATGTCCGAAGCTGAAGGCGAGCGGTCGCGGGATGAGCCGCCACTACCGCCACCGCCATAGTCGCCGACAACCCCGGCGGGCGGGGCCGCCGCCTTCTCCGCAGCCTTCCGGCGCATCGCGGCGCGGTTGTTGTTGCGCATCGCCTCTTCGAGTTGGGAAATCTCGTTGCGCAGATAGTCGGCCATGCCGCTGTCGCCGGCGCCGTGAATCACCTGCTGCCGAAGCTTTTCGCGCTTCTCGCTGATCTGCTTTTCCAGAGTCGCCGCAGACCGGTCGCCCAACTTGTTGAAGCGGTCGATCATCTGGTCGAGCCACTTGATTCCCTCGACCGCCGCCTCTTTCATCGCGACCAGAGCCGGCGTGAAGCTCGCGCCCAGGCCACGCCCGGCGGCGCGGGCCTGCTCATCGGCGACACGAAGGCGCTCGCTCATGTCAGCAAGGCGAGCGATCGTGCCGTTTTCGAGCACCAGGCCCAGCTGCTGGGCGTTGCCCATCAGGCCCTTGATGCCTTCCGAGCCCTGCTTGAGCAGCGGCAACAGCGCCTCGATACCGAACTTCTTGGCGAACTGCAGTTGCTCGGTGACGGTGCCCAGCTGACTGATCTTGTCCGCCAGGACGGGCAAGGCGTCTTCGGCGGATCGGAAGCTTTGAATCTGCTCCTGCGATACGCCCAGGGCCTCCATGGCCTTGCGGATTTTCCCGTCGCCGACCCGCGTTTGCAGAGCGCCGATCGCCGCCGACAGGCCAAGCAAGGCCTCACCAGCGGCCTCGACCGGGACGTCCGAGGCCTCGGCGGCATAGTTGAACTTTTGCAGATATTCGGCCGAGACGCCCAGCTTGTAGGACTGAGCGGCGATGTCGTCGGCATACTGAGCCGCATCGGCCGCCAGCTTCATGCCGGTGCTGAAGGCCGTAACCGCCGCCGTGCCCACGGCCGCGCCGCTCGCGAACAGCGCGAACTTGGAAGAGAACCCGCTGAGCGCCCCATGCAGGCCCGAGGCGGCCTTCCGCCCCTTCTCGGCGCCCGCTTCGAACTGGGCGGTATCCATGCCCAGAACGACGCGCAGCGCGCCGATGACCGCGCTCATTCCCATGGGGACTCCTGAGATTTAGGGCTGGGCTTGGATGGCCGCCGTCCACGCCATGGCGATCGAGATTTGCTCTTCGATCGTCTGGGGCTTGGGGCCGGCGGCCTTGGACATCAGGTCCGCCAGTTCGGGAACGGGCTTCATGTAGGGGATGCAGGCCGTGGTCCACGCCTGCCAGGCGCGGGCGTCATGCTCTCGGTCGCGGCGGCGGCCGGTGGCTGTAAACACGATTTCCAGGCGACGCGGAGTCTGACGCCAGAAGCTGTCGGGATCAAAACCCGCCTCGACCCATTGGCCGAACAGGGCGTCCCAATCCCAGCCTAGCCCCTCTTCCGCGCCGCCTTCGGAGGGCGGGCAGGGTCGGCCGCCGGAAAGGCGATCATCAGGGCTTGGGCCAGCTTGGAGCCGGCGGCCGACAGGCCGATGTGATCGAGCAGCAGGCCCGCGTCGGTCTGGGTCAGGTCCGGGTGGTTATCCCGCAGGAAGGCGCAGAACCCGGTGCGGATGGTGGTGATGTTGGCTTGCCCGCCCGACATCAGCAGGGCGACCTGTTCGGCGTCGGGCACCAGGGCTTCCAACTCGCACAAGGCGTTGACCGAGGCGCACAGCCGCCAGGTCTGGCCATCGGCCTCGAACGTCAGCACGCCGTTGGCGGGCGTGCTGACGCGGGCCGGTCTTGTGACCGCATCCATGCTAGGCGATCACATTGGCGGTGGCGGCGCTGGTCGCCGTCGCCGCGCCGGCCGCATTGGTGGCGGTGACCGCCACGGTGATCGCCGCGCCGACATCGCCGCCCACCGGGACGTAGGTTTCGGCGGTGGCGCCAGCGATGTTCACACCGCCCTTCTTCCATTGGAAGGTGAAGACGGCCGGCCCGCTCCAGACGCCGACCAGGGCGCGCAGGGTTTGGGCGACCTGGGCCACGCCGCTGACGGCTGGCAGGACCGAGTTGGCCACCACGGCGGCCGGCACGGTGACGTAGGCGCCGGTCGCCTTGAAGGTGACTTCGGCGGTCATCTTGTCTTCGGTCGGGGCGGTCGGGGCGTAGCCGGTCAGGATGCCTTCGAACGTCCAGGCCACGCCATTGGGCCAGGTGATCCGGCAGCTGACCTTCTTGCGGGCCGCGCGAACCGCCTGGATCTTGGCGTCGCCGGGGCCGCCGGGGATGAAGTTGATGTTGAACTTGCAGTCGCCGGGGTCATTGAGCCCGATGATGTATTCCTTGGTGCCGTTGGGGCTCTTCATGTGGGTGGCGTCGACAATGGCGATGCTGTCGGACGGCGGGCTGAGGTTGGTGACCTCCGCCACCTCGACATAGCCACCCGAGGTCGGGATATCGTCGATCGCGAACGTGGTGTTGTAGCCGATGGTTACGGCGGTAGCGGCCATGGTGGTTCTCCGGTTCTGAGGGGTTAGGCCGCGTTGGCCCAGACGATGAAGTCGCGGACGTCGCCGTGAATTTTCTCGGGCGCGTCGTGGGTGAAGGTGTCGTGGGCGTTCTGCTGAAACACGCCTTGGATGTGCCAGCCGCCGGTCGTCACCCACAGGCCCGAGAGGCGGTCGCGCATGGCGCGGGCCAGGGCCTTGGCGCTGGCGTAGGTGTCGCCATAGGCGGCCAGCTGGATGCGGACCTGCACCGTCCCGGACGGCCCGGAGTTGGTGTAATCGGGCAAGTCGCTGATGACGTTGAACACGCCCGCCGGCAGCGGCGCGCCCTGGGTGCGAACCCCCGGCGTCAGGCGGTCGCCCAGCAGCGCCGCCACGGCGGGACCCGCCAGCAGATAGGCGATCAGCGCCTCTTCCATCGACTACCCCTTGAGCTTGGCGGCATCGCGCGCCGCCTTGCGAGCGATGCGGGTGACGGCCTTTTCGATCTGGCCCGCGAGCGCGACGCGCACCCGCTCCAGCAGGTCGCGCCATCCCGCGTCCCAGGTCTGGCGGAGTGTCGGGCGCGGCGCCTGGTGCTCATTGCCGAATTCATCCTGGGTGGCCTGGGCCAGCGGGCCGGGACCCATGAAGGCCTCGACGTAGGACTTGCCCTCGGCCTTGCGGTTGAGGCTGGCCTGCCGCTGCGACAGCTTGGTCCCGGCCGTGCTGCTGTCGCGCAGCGCCCCGCTCAGCACCGCGCCGACCGCCGCCAGCTTGTCGGCGTATTCCTGGGCCATGGGCTTGAGCGCTTCGATGGCCGCCCGGCGCATCGTGTTCTTGGCGGTCGCCTTGGGCAGCTCGCCCAGGGCGTTGTCGAGGTCGCGGAAGCCCTGGGCCTCGACCTTGAAGGTGGGCTTCATGCCGCCCGCTCCGCGCGCGCCGTGGCGCTGATCTCCAGCCCCTCGCGGCGTCCGATTTCCTTGACGGCGACGATGTCGAAGGAGCGGCCATCGAAGGCCAGACGCCAAGTCGGATCGAGCGCGACCAGAGCCGTCGACCATCGCACCTGAAACCGGGCCGTGATCGAGGCGGCCACCTCGGCGGCCCGAACGCGCTCGGCATCCTTGACCGGCTCATAGCTGGCCCAGACCTTCAGGCCCGGTTCCGGCCAGGTCTCGACGACCTCATTGAAGCCGTTCTTGGTCTCCACACGCGCCAGCAGGGCGACGCGGCGGTCCAGGTCGCCAGCCTTCATTGTCGGCCCTCCGGACAGTGGAAACGAACGCCGTTCGCCTAGATCGTCCCGACCGCGTACTTGGCGATCAGGTTGTCGATGGCGTCAGGCATGGCCTGGCCCTCGCGGTACTCGAAGAAGTGGCCGACCAGCAGGCGCATGGCCCTGGTCAGAGCGCCGGGGACGTCGGACGCGGCGTCGCCGAACCCGGCCTTGAAGGTGACGATCACGGCGCCGGGGCCAGATCGGCCGCTCGGGAAGGTCGCGCCCCAAGCCGGATAGACGGCCGCCGGGCTGGCGACGACATCGGCGACATAGGCCGCCGGGTCGAGGGTCTGGGTTACCCCATCGCCGTCTTGGTACTCGATCGACTCGACTGACTGGACGGGCCAGATCGGCAGAACGATCGGCCCAGCGCCGAAGCCCATCAGCGACAGCTTCCAGGTCTGGGTGGTCAGGGCCAAGCCCTTGCCGTTTGGGCCTTCGATGTAACTGGCGGCGTCGTTGACCGCCGCCAGCACATCGGCGTCGCTGTCGTTGCCGTCGATGCGCAGATGCACCTTGGCGTCCGCCACGCTCAGCGCCAGGACGTTGGGCTTGGCTTCCAGAACGAGGCGGGTCCAGGTCATCGCGTTTCGCCGCCCAGGCCTTCGGTGGTCTCGGGCGCTTCGGCGATGGCCTTGTCGCTGTGGCCGAAGACGGCGGTTTCCTTGGCCTTGTCCGACAGCGCACGGGCAAAGCCAGCGGCGACCAGGCGCTGGCCCTCGTCGTCGTCCACCGAGACCACATCACCCGGATTCACGGCGAACCGGTCGCCCGCGAGGCTGACAAGCACTTTGATTTTCATGAAGGTGTCGGGGCGGCCTAGGGCCGCCCCGCCTCTGCTTGAGGGAGCCGAAAGGCTGTTAGGCCAGCTTGTAGTGCTTCACCGCGGCGGGGTCGGCCAGCAGGCCGTCCAGCCGGTTGTAGGCGATGAAGCCCACCTGCAGAGCCTCGGCGAAGCGCTCGCGCAGTTGCAGCAGGGTGTTGTCCTTCACCTTGCGCACGATGTACTTGCCCAGGTCGCCGAACAGCATGGCCTTGTTGCCGGTGGCGATGCTGGCCATGGCCTGGTTCACGCGCACCGGCTTGCCCAGCAGGGTCTGCGGGGTGCCGGCCCGCACGTCGCCCATCGACCACAGATAGTTGCCCTGGCCGTCCTTGAGCTTGCGGGTCGCCGCCAGGGTGGTGTCGTTCATCATGAAGGCCGCCTTGGGCGCTTCACGATAGGCCGGGTCGACCGAGTGGAACAGGTCGATGATCTCGTCGGCCGCGATGACGGTGGCCGAGGCCGCCGTCTTGCCCAGGGTCGAGCCGGTGACGATGCCGGACGGAGCCGCGCCGCCGCCCGCGCCGGTCGTCAGTTTGGTGTTGGCCCGGCGGGCCAGGCGCTCGCCGAACAGTTCGTTCAGCAGGGCCGGCACGTCGAAGCCGCTATCGGCCAGCAGCTCCAGCGACACCTTGACGATGCCCGAGTCGAACACGTAGGCGCCCAGCTGCTTTTGGCCGAACACCACGTCCTGGTCGGCCGCAGCGGCGTTCTCGACGTGGTCCTCGCCGGTGTTGGCGGTGTCGTTCACGGTCGGCCAGGGCAGCGGATTGCCGCTGTCGGTGGTCAGCATGCGGATCACCGACTCGTCGAGCATCGGACCCCACAGGGCCATGGTCTTGGTCAGTTCCGGCAGGAAGCCCTGCGGGACCAAGTAGCCGCCGGCCGTGGTCGTGCCGATCGACTGCGCCCGCATTTCCGGAGTCAGGTTGGCCCGGATTTGCGACAGCAGGGCGCGCTGTTCGGGCGCTAGTTCGCCGGCGCCGAGCCGGATCAGTTGCGTGAAGGCGGAACGCACTTCGTCTTCCGAGCGCGACTGCTGGCGGTCGCGATCCGGGTCTTGGTCCGAGCTGCGGTCTTCGCCGCGCGGGCGGCGATCGTCGCCCGTTTCCATCGCGCGTTCGGCCTTGATCAGCTTTTCCAGCTTCACGGCCCGCTCTTCGAGTTGGTCGTATTCGGCCATGGCGGCGTCGTGCTGGGCTTCCAGCTCGGCGGCGCGCTCGGCCGTGGTGTCGGGCTTGATATCGGCCAGCAGCGCGCGGGCTTGGGTCACCAGGCGGGCCTGCTTTTCCCGCAGTTCTTTCAGTACGAGCATGATGTTCTCCAGCTGCTCAGGATGGCCGCGAAGGCGGCCGGGGATCGCTCTGCGGGGATGCCTACAGGCGCGAAGGAAGGCGCTCGGCCTGGGCGCGTTTCATGCGCAGGCGAGCGGAGTCGGCGGCCGACGGGGCGGCCGGGGCGATGGGGTTGGCGGCGCGCCACAGGTCGAATGAGCGCTTGCCCGAGGCCTCGGCTTCGGTGTCCTCGTAAGCCGGGTAGGTCACCACTGAGACGTCGAACAGGCCGACCTCGACCAGCGTGCGCAGCGGCGTCTCGCCGCTGTCGTCCCAGGTCTCGACCATAGCCTCGAAGCCGAACGACATTTGCGTGATGTCGCCCCGATCCATGCTGACCATCAGGTCGCGGGCGAACTGCGTATCGGGTACTTCGATCTCGCAGCGAAGGCCGCGAGCGTCCTCGGACATGCGAAGCGTGCCGGCCTTGTTGCGGCCCAGCACCAGGCCCCGGTCGTGGTTGATCAGGGCGCGGACGTCGTCGCGCAGGATCGCCTTGGCGAACGCGCCCGGCTTGACCACCTCGCGGAACCAACCGATGTCGGCGACGGAGTCGAACACCGACGCATAGCCGACGATCAGGCGGCCATCGGCCGAGCCCTGCGGCTCGGCGCGAAATTCAACGATCTCGCCGACCGTGCGGCGCTCAGTCTTCGGCAGGGCCAACGGGCTCTCCTACGGGTTCGGGTTCGGGGGCGGGCTGGGGCTGGGCTTGAACCTGGCCGGCCATCGTGAGCGGAACGGTCGCGCCTTGGATGAACAGCCGGTCACCACCCTCGGCGGGCGGGCGGTTCTCCAGACGCCGCGCTTCGTTCGGCTTGAGCTGACCGGTCTGGATCGCGCGAGCGAGCGCTTCCATTCGCGTCCTGAGGTCACCGCGATAGACGCCGTCGAGATCGAACTCGACGAACTGCGTCGGCCGGCGCCCGCCGATCTTGACGCTGATCTCAGCCTCGATCCGGTCGGCCCAATGGGCGATGCAGTGCTTGCCGACGAACAGGTCAGCTTGGGAGGTGTTGGCCAACGTGCCGTTGGTCAGGTCCATCAGGAAGATAGGTGGAAGGCCCAAGATGCGGGCGATCTCAATGACGGCGTACTGCCGCGAGCCCAGCAACTGGCCCTTCTCAGGGTCGAACCCGACCGGCGTTAGCTTGTGACCCGTGGGCAGATAGAGGACGTGGCGCTTATCCTTGTGCGCGGCCTTGATCGCCGCCGCCATGTCGGTCTGAGCCCGCGTGATCGCCGCCGGCGAGGCCGCCGTCCCCTCAAGGGCCAGAGGCGGAACACCACCATTGGCGAAGAACTGCGACGAATAGGTCTGCCCGTCTAACGCCAGGCCCAACGTGTCGGCCAACTTGGCGATCGGATCGACGTGGCAGATGCCATCGTCCTTCAGCTTCCACGCCACGTCGATGATTTCGGCGGGGTCATAGATGATGGTGCGGCCCGCGTCGTTGTAGCGATAGCGCTTGCGGCCCGCGACCCGCTCCACCGTCATGGAATCGTACAGCAGCGGCCACAGGTTGATGACGTCGCCACGTCGGTTTCGTTCGATGAAGGTGTAGTGCCGGCCTCGCGAGAGGACGGAGCACAGCATGATCTGCCGCCAATAGAACGAGGTCATCAGCTCATCGTTGATGACCAGGTCCAAGGTGTTGTTGAGGTCCGTGGTGACCGGAACACGGGCCTCGCGCGGCCCCTCAAACACGCCGACCGGGAGGCTAGCCACCGACGCGGCGATGAAGTTGACCCCGCACCAGAACGCCGGGACGCGGTCGGCGTTGTGGTGGCTGACCACGGTGCCTGAAGCCGACATCGTCACGCCGAAAATCTCCAGCGCAGCGGCCGAACTCAGCGCCACCGCCGGATTTTCCAGAGACGACGAACGGCGTTCGCCTCGATTGAACAGGCGGGCGAACATCAGGCGGCCACGCTGAAGTCTGGATCTTCCCACGGGGAGGCCGGGGCGGCGCCCTGGTCGCTCGCCGAGATGCCCAGCGCCATGCAAAGCGCGGCGATGCCGTCGATACGCATGGTCGATTTCTCCTTGGACGGCTTGATGTTGCCGGCGGCGTCGGTTTCGACGGCCGCCGCCTGGGCGTGGCGGCGGAGCAAGGGATGCCCGCCATGGTCGAAGCCGTTGCTCAGCACCAGGCGCTCCAGCGCCTTGGCCGGGGCGTTCATAGACACGAAGCCCTGGCCGAACTTGGCGACCGGCATGCCCTCGCCGGTCAGTTTGACCAGGGTCTCGGTGGCGTCGAACCGGTCGATGGCGATGCCGCCCTGGTGGGCCTCGCGTTTCTCGTCACGGAAAGCGACGCGGAACAGCTCGGCGTCGGCCAGGACGCGGGCACGGATGGCTTCATGGTCGATGACGTTGCCCGGCGTGGTCAGCAACGCGCCCTCGGTGATCAGGCGGTCGTATGGGACCTTGTCGCGCTTGGTGTGTTCCTTGATCAGGCCCGCCGGCTTCCAGAAACGGGCCAGCAGGGCGGGCCGATCGAGGCCTTCCTGGATCGGAAACCACCAGACCAGGGCCGAAAGGTCCTGCACGGCCGACAGGTCGAGCCCGCCGAAGCACCGCTTGAACCGCAGGCGCTCCTCAAGGGCGCGCCAATCGGTGTCGCCGATGCAGTGATCCCAACCGAACTTGTTTCCTTCGTCGTCCAGGCTGTCGATCGGCAGCCAGCGCACGGCCTGTTCGGTCCACATATTCAGCCTGTAGCGTTTGAAGTCGTTCTCAAGGCGCGGCAGCTGCTGCGCCCGGCGACAGGCCAGGGCCAAGGCGTCGCGCTTGACCGAAATGCCCAGGTTCGGGTTGGCCTTCAGCCAGGTTTCCGGCTGGGTCCAATCGTCATCGGGGTCGGCGGCGTAGACGATGACCAGCGTGTCGGGCGCATCGATCTCACCGGCCAGGATTTGCTGGCATTCCTCCCAGACCTCTTCGCCGTGCGTACCTTTCACGCCGGCCGTGGAGATCAGAACTTCGAGCGGCTGGCGGCGGGCCGCCGCGCTGTCATGCACGAAGGTGTAGAGGTCGCCGTCGCGCCATTCGTGGATTTCATCGCCCACTAGGCCCGACATGCTCAGCCCGTGCTTACCCTGGGGGCGGCCGGAAAGCGGTCGGAAAGAGGCGTTCAGCTGCGAGCAGTAGATAGCCTTCTGCATGCAGTCGATGGCGGCGCTCAAGGTCTCCGAATAGGCCACCATCGCGGCGGCTTTCTTGAAGACCAGGGTCGCCTGCGGCTGGTCGGACGCGATCGAGAAGACCTGCCCGGCCGGTTCGCCGTCGCCCAGCAGCATCAACAGCGCCAGGCCGGCGGCCAACTCGGTCTTGCCGTTCTTCCGTGCGACCCAGATGAACACCCGCTGGAAGCGGCGGCGACCATCGGCCTGTTTCCAGCCGAAGGTCGGGCGAACGATGTCGTGTTCCTGCCACGGCTCCAGGATGAAGGGCTTGCCGGCCCACTCGCCCTCGGTCAGGCAGACGTGGTTGTGGAAAAACCGCACCGCCTTGTCGGCGGTTGCCTCGTCGTACCAGTAATCGCCGTCGCGCCAGACGCTGTCGGCCGCGTCCCAGGTGGCGTTCGGGAAGCGGGCCAGCGCCAGCGGGCGAGCCGGCGCCGCGCACCTCGCCGCCATGGGCTAGTTCAACATTCCGACCGGCGACTCGATCGGCTTAGCGGGTTCGGCCGCCTTGCTCGCCGGATCGCCGTCGCGCTTGGCGGTGTCACCGCCGAACAGGTCGCCCGAACCGCTGTTGATCCGCGCCGCGACGATGCGCTGGCGCTCGGCCGGGTTCATGCCGAACCTATCTTCGGTCGCCAGCAGCTGACGCTCGAGTCGGTCGGCGGCCATGAACCCAGGATCGAGGCGGCGAAGGTCGCCGTG